CTACATCAACATGCTTTGCTGACCGTAATGTGTCGGGTGAGGTAATACCGGCACCACATGGCCGGGTTTCACAATGGTGCGTTCAATGGTTTCCATGGTGACAAATGTATGACTGCAATTGATGTTCTGACACTGGTGATAACGCTCCTTGGTGTTCTCGCTGAGATAACGACTTGAACGAGCATGTGCAGCAGTTCCGCAGATATTGCAATGAAACATAATTTATCACCTCCACCATTCAACATTGATAAAGTGATTTTAGTCTTTTCCCCTTTAATATCAATCAATTATTAACCATTCGGTCTTGTTTACTTTCCTCCTCATACTCCACATCCGAAAGCTTAACCTCAAGCTCTAACGCCGTCGTGTAGCCGCTATTGCTGAGCGAATGGGTCACCTTAGTGATTGTCCACGCCTGCTCGTCTATGACGCGCTTAAACCCTCTCACCGCTACCGGCGTTTCTGGGAATAAATCCGCTCGCCCCATGGCAAGATTGATAGAAAACTCCGCAACACCGCGTTGCAACTTATCCCATTTTGCCAGTGCGGCGCGCGTCGCCTGCGCCTTGCTGGCGTAAACCGTGGTGATAGCAAACACATTATCGGCCTCGCCGGTCATGTATTCGCCTTCCCGCGCCTCTTTCGGTTTGCTTGCTGCCTTCTTGACCGCCACCGGCTTTGCCTTTGGGTGTTGCAGCGCGCGCAGGTGCTGCGGCTTCGGTTTGCGCTTGAGTTTCACCTGCTGTTTTTGCGGCTTAGGGTCTTTGGTGTGCAACCACTTGGCCGTAACGCCCGTATAGGCTGCGCGGTCTGCAATAGCAAACTGATGCCCGTCACCGTCGCGGCGTTCAATCGTCATTTGCGGGATAGGCTTGCCGCTCGCGGTCACACCATTCCCGGCCCGAATAAATAACAGCTTCCCGGCTTTTATCGAGACCTCCGCGCCGTTTCGGGTGGCGAGGCGCGTCAGGAACTTGGCGTCAGACTCCTGCGACTGGTCGATATGCGGGACTTTAATCTCGGCCAATCCTTTCGCGACACTGGCCGTCAGCTTGTTCCTCTCGGCAATCTTGCTAATTACCGCGCTGAGCGTGGTGTCGTGATAGGACTCCTCTCGGCGTGCATTGAGCGAACCGCGAAAATCAGCGGAACGGGCACGAATCGTCAGCGTGTCTGGCGCGCCCCGGTGCTCTATCTCGTCAACGGTAAAATTGCCCTTATTGAACAGTGGCGCATTTTGCCAGCCAAGGTGGAGCGTCAGCACTGCGCCCCGGCTAGGCATAATGACCTGCCCGTCAGCGTCATCCAGCTCAATATCGAGCTGGTCGGCGTCAAATCCGCGATTGTCCGACAGTGTCAGCGAGAGCAGGCGGTCACTGATATTATGAGTGATATCCTTGTCGCCCATTTTGAGCATAAACGCCGGTGTAATGGTTGCCCCGGCATCTAATGTCATCCCGGTAATCATTGGAGCAGCCCTCCCGCCATGTTCCCGGCCTTGGCTGTCCATTCGCTCATCTGACCGAGCATCCCCTCCGCCTGTGCCTGTAAATCACCGTACATCGCCGTAAAGGACTCATCCACGCGAGTGAGCGTGAGTGTGAACTCTATGCGCCGGGCGCTGCCGGTGGAGAAAAACTCCGTGCGGGTTTCGTTGACGCTGTTCACGACAAACATACCGTAAATAGTGCCGGTGCCTTCCAGCAGCGGCCACGCCTTGCCCTCGGCGGCCATGGCATCAAGCAGTTGCAGCGAGATTTTACCGCCGGTAATTTCCGGCAACAGGACGCCGGATAACGTGATTTTCTCCTCATTGACGCCGAGAAATTGCAGAGCCGGCCGCTGGCCGACGCGGCTGTTTGACGGCCAGCGATAATCCACCGAGCGCGCCAGTGTTTGATAGGGCACCGTCTGCAACTGGAACACAAACAGCCCGAGAATTAACATCATCAGCACACCCTCCTTAATCCGTCGCCATATTTGAGCGCTGTGCAGCACGGCGTTTGCGCTCCCGTTCTTCCACCACTTCCAGCAACATCCGTTTGGTTTCTGCTGCGCTGGTGCCGCCGGGGTGCTGGCTGCCGACGTGGAAATTGTTGACGCTGTTGTCGACAAAGGCTTTTCCACCCCCGGCCGTAACCGGTGCATAGCCGCCCGTTAGCAGGCCGCCCGACGGGGAATAACCGCGCCCATTCGCGCCGTTGGCGTAGTCATTGGCTTTTTGCGCTTTCTTGTCGAGGTCATTGGATTTGTTACTGATAACGCCAAGTTTTTCCAGCACCCAATCAATCCCACGTCGCAGCGTATCCAATACTCGCAAGGGAGCAGACAGAGCCAACGCTAACCCTTCGCCAAAAATCTTACCGGCGCGAGTGAATCCGCCGAGTGCCTCGGCTGACATTTTTACTGGGATAATAAATTTACCGAACCAATCAACCACGGTTTTCACGGCACCACTTACCGTGTCGAAAAGTGGTTGCAGGGGGGCTAGGCCAATTTTAATCCCTTCGCCCACGCCAGCCATAAAAGCAGAAATCGGCGCCCAATATTTACGCACCAGTAGCGCCCCGGCCACGATAACGGCAATAACCGTGCCGACGATGGCAATCATGCCAAGAATAGGCACCGAGGCGATGCCTAATGCAGAAGCAACCTCAACGCCCACCACGCTAAAGGCCGTCCCCATTACGCCAGCTATCGCAACAATACCGTTAATCCCCATGATGACCGGCCACGATGCCAACCCAATCGCCCCTAGCGTGCCAACGATAGCAAGGCCACCGAGCGCGACTTTCGCCAGCGTTCCGGCAAGCTCTTTGTTGTTCTTGATCCAAAGGTCAATTTTCAGCAGGAACTTTGTCGCCCGATTTGTCAGCTCTCGGAATGGCGTTTCCAGTTGGTCATACAGGTCGATGCCGATGGCCTCATAGGCGGATTGAAGCTCTTTCAAATCCCCGCCGAGGTTGTCCTGCATGATTTTGACCAGCTCGGCAGTCTTGCCGTCAGACTCCCGAAGCAATTTGGTCAGGCGGTCAAGCTTGCCGGATGCAGCGTCCCCCATCAGCACAGCGGCGGCCGACGACGCTTCCTCACCGAAGATTACCTTCATGTACTCTGCGCGTTGAGCGGTGCCGAGCTTGTTTTTATCGAAGCTCTTTTGCATTTCTTTCAGGATACTGAACAGCGGCCGCATATTACCTTTGCGGTCGGCTGTTCTGACGCCCAGTTCCCCCAACGCATCCTTAGCTTTACCCATTGGAGCCTGTAACCGGGTAATCACCGCCCTGCTTCCCGTACCGGCCATGGAGCCGGTGATTTTGGCATCGGCTAACGCACCGGCAATGGCGGCTGTTTCTTCAACACTGATACCGGCATTTTTCGCCACCGGCGCGGCATAGGTCAGGGTATCGCTGAGGCCCTCAAAGTTAGCGGCACTCTTGTTCATGGTCTGAGAAATCACGTCACCAATGTGCGCGACCTTGTCGTTTGTCAGCCCGAAAGCCGACTTTACCCCCATCAGCAGGGTGGCGTTTTCCTCCATGGTTTTACGGTTCGCCAGCGCCATATTGAGCGTGACCGGCGTTGCGGCGGTAATGGCGTCTTTGTCGCCGCCCGCTTTGGCAATGATGATTTGCGCCCCGGCCGCGTCATCGGCGGATGCGGCCGTGTTATCACCAAGCTCTCGCGCTTGCGTGCGGAGCGCCACCATATCCGCCGAATCTTTTGCGACGCCGAGCACAGCCTGCAACTCAGAGTTTTTTTGCGCAAAATCATACCCCGGCATCAGGAGTTTTTTTGCAGTGAAGCCACCCACTGTCGCCGCCCCTACACCCGCCGCACCCGCCCCGGCCACACTGCCCGCCAATTGCTTCCCGGCCTGATGACGCTGGCTAACCGTGCTGAGTTTGGCCTGCTGTTGGCTGACGCGCGATAACGCCTCACGCTGGCGGTTAAGCTGGTTAGTGGTTTCACTCAGGGACGATTTAAGGCGGCGCTCGTCGGCGGCCAGGGTGCGAGTATTAATCCCAGCCTGTGCCAACTCTTGGCGCTGACACTGTACTGACTGCCGCAATCCGTTGTATTTGAGTTGCAGTTCGGCGGCCGAGCGCTTGGCCGCGTCCATCAACTGCGCCTGTGCGCGGGTCGGCTTCTCGGTGTTTTTGAACTGCACCGCCAGCGCGGCGGCTTCCTGTTTGGCCTTTGCCAGCGCCTGACCGGTGACGGCAAGCTGCGCGCTCGATTTGCGGAATCCCTCGACGCGTCCGGCCTGCGCGTTCAATTCTTTCAGGTTCTGCCGGGTGTCGCGGATTTCGGCAGACAGCGATTTGCTCGCTGTCTGGATGCTTTTAAACGGGCGGGTCGCTTGGTCAACGGCTTTGAGTAGCACCTGCAACTTGACGTTGTTACTCATTCGTTTGTCCGCTTCGTTGGAGCGCTTTGTCGCGCCAGTTGAGGAGTTCTTGCGGGGTCATCGGGTAAAGCTCTGACGGCGGCCAGTGAAAAATCGTCGCGATATCCGCCATCAGGTCATCAACCGACAAGCCAGCCGGGAAATCTAGAGTGCCGAACTCGGTGCCAAAAAACCGATAACCTTCCCGGCCAGCGCCACAAGGTCAGGCAACTCCAGCGCAGTGACTTCGCTCTCGGTCAATGCCGGGTACGTCATGCGCGGCAGCACTTTAATCAACGCATCAACCTCAGAGTTTGCCAGCGAGGCCAGCCCTACGCCGCGCAGGGTGCCCGCGTTCGGTTTGGTCAGGGTGACCGTTTCGATAAAGGTTTCACCGCGTTTGACCGGGGTATCCAGTTTCACGACGTTCGGGTTTTCGGTAGCGGGGATGGTGTTTTCGTTTTTCATGGTGTGCTCTCAAATTAAGTAAGTCAGGAGGAATGGCGGCCAGTGTCGCTGACCGCCCGGTAATTACAGCCCGATGTTGCGGCGGTGCTGTTCCAGCATGTCGACGCCGTTCACGCGCTCAATCATGTTGACGGTGTCAACTTCGATGCGCTCTTTTCCGTCGACAGTCAGTTTGAAATAGGTGCATTGGGTCGAGATTTTGGTCTCGGTATCCTCGCCCTGTTTCTGGTCGCCAAAATCAAACTCTTTGTGTCGTCCACGCATCACGATTTCCACGGCCACCATGTCGCCAGTGTCATCGCGCTGGTAGGAGCCACAGAATCGCAGCGGTACCGATGCCGCACTGGCAGCGGCGTACTGCTCCCAAAGCTGGTCATCCGGGAAGCCGCCGACAGTCCACTCCATGCTCAATGCGTCATCGTCCAGCCCCATATCCACCGGGGCCGCACCGTTCATGCCGCCGCCGCGGTAGTTCTCCAGCTTACGGGTCAGTTTCGGCAGGGTCACAGAGCTGACCACGCCCATATAGCTCAGGCCGTCGTTAAACAGGTTGAGGTACTTCAGTTTGCGCGGTAGTGCCATGGTTTAACGCGTCCTCTTAGCTGTTGACGCCTGCGGCCAGATTCACCAGATACTTATCAGTGATGCGCTGGCGCAGAGTCAGGTCTTCCAGTGGGGGAACCGGGGTATAGTCGTAATCGATATACAACTTCCCGGCTTTCAGGGTCTCTTTGTCGTTGGCCGATTCGTCGTACCAGCAATCGGCGTCGATAATGTAGCCGTTGGATTTCAGCTCACGGAATTTGGCTTTAATGCCGTCGACAATGTCGCGGATGAGCGATGCAGTGACCGGCTTATCCACCGCCCACATGTGCGCTTCGGCCATGGTGTCAGCCAGCACTTGCGCGGTGCGGGTGTAGTTCTCAAACAAGAACAGCGGGTCATCAGAACAAGAGCGGTTACCCCAGAAGCGGAAACCGTCTTTACGCACCAGCGTCGTGACTCCGGCCTCATTGATCAGGTCGGCATCGGTACCGGGCGCTTGCAAGTCCCAGAACACGCTGGCGGAAATGCCGGTCACGCCGTTAACGCCGACGTTAGACAGGGTTTTATGCCAGCCTGTTTCCGTATCGATTTTGGCGCGCAGGCCCAGCGCACGAGCGGTGGCATAGGCCGTGGCGCTCACGTTGCCGGTGGTATCCCATGCGAGGAAATCCGGCCAGATGAGCATCAGTTCGCGCTGGCTAAAATTGTCGCGGTAGGTGATGGCCTCGGAAATGGTTTTGCAGCCGTATGCGCTGATATAACCGAACGCGCGCAACTGCTGACAGATACCGGCGAGCGCTGTTGCCACCTCCAGCGTATCCAGTCCCGGCACGCCCAGAATGCGCGGTTTCACACCGGTGACCGCCTGCGCGGTAAGCAAGGCTTTCAGGCCGGTATAGCGGCCGTTTTCATCCGCGCCGCCGATGATGTTCGATGTGGTTTCCGCGGCGTCTTTACCCTCTTCGACACGGACGACAATCGTCACCGGCTTGCACTGGTCGCCGATGGCGGCCAAGGCATTAGCCAGCGTGCCGGATTTTCCCGCCTTACCGGCAGCGGCAATCACATCGGTAATCAACACTGGGGTGTTGAGGGGGAAAGCCTTCGGGTCAGCATCTTTGCTGGTGCAGACCATGCCGACGATGGCCGTCGATACGGTGGAAATAACGCGCGTACCCTCGTTGATTTCAAGGACGCGCACGCCGTGGTGATAATCACCCATATTGTGACTCCGGTTGTTGGTGGTGTGCCTAGCTTGCCGCCGGGCTTGCGCAGGCGCACGCAATGGCCGGTGGATGACCGACCAGACAACGGAGTAAAAAGACGGGAAGAAGGGAAAGTACATTGCGATCGATTTGGCCGATCAATATCAATTTATTGATCTGTGCAATCGATTGGACGAAATTTAGCCGGAGCGGTTAGGGTGACTTATCTATCCGGCAACATCAGGGAAATGCCGTAGGTAGACAACGGCCCGCACATGCGGGCCATTTTTTATGCTGCGCGATACCAGCACATGAGTTTGATGTGACTTTCTACAATACTGAACTCCTCCCCTTGCCCCATTTTTTCCGTTTCCCCTGTCACATCGTGACCATGCGGCCCCAGATTGAATTCATGTTCATGCTCGCCACTTTCATCCGTTTTACCCTGACTCATAGGGCTGAATAACGCCGTGTTGTTCCCTCCAAGCTCATAGGCGTTATCTCGTAATGGGACGCCACCATGAACGTGCTTTCCGGATTTTTCGGTTTTCTTCTTGCCAAGGTCAGTATCACCCGCTTTCCCCGTTAGGCTGAGTGCCTCCGCTGGCAAGTTGGCTTTAGTGAGGCGCACACGGTCACTACCCCCCGTGGTCAGCACGTCGGAGCCGTCTTCTTTCGCAATCCTGATGCTCTTGTTTTCGCCGGTGTAATACCACTGCGTGCCGGGCCAGCGTTTATTCGGATTCAGTTTTGTAGCAAAAAAAATGCTGATGCCTGGGGGATAAATATCATCAAAAGTGGTTTTACTTTCCGCCAACTGATGCGCGTCATCCGCCCGGTTTTTTGCCTCCCTGAATTTCTCATCTACATAACCGGTAGTCGCAACAACAACCGCGGGGTCGATAAGCAAACGCACATCCTTGGTACTGCTGACAATCAGCTCCATCCGAATAGTTGAGGTTCGCCCAGAGCCTTCAATGAGTTGCGGCTTGTATGTATCCGGCAGGTTGCCCACCGCCACTAACGCCCCATCATCTGAATATAGCCCCACCTCTCGGATCCAAAAGCCGCCAAACTCCGGCGGGATAATCATCTCGGCGCTGATGACATTTCCGTCGCGGTTCGACACCGACAGCGTGTTGAGTTCTGACCGGTATTGCTCAGCCCGTAGCGTCAACTGTGCCGGGTCGGGGGTGGGTGACACGCCGCCCCCGTCCCCCACGGCCATATAGCTGATAGCCATAGCAACACCGCTTTGCGCCGCAAGTGCCAATTTCTCAGCGCCAACATTGGTCAGAATGCTATAAAAAGCTGGCATGATTATCCCCCTCTATTGCATGCCCAGACGCGACAACAACGCCGCGTCGGCATCGTCAGCGGTATGCAAGAAAATGACATCACGCAAAGTGCCGTAGCAGGGTTGAACAAGGCCATTGGCAAAGGTCGAGCCAACATAAATCGGTACTGCGAAAGCAGTCAGATCGGCTAATGTTCCTGTTGCCGCCGCATCGCGGGCCTTCAACGCGCCCGACTCGTACCCCCGCACCTCGCCGCCGTCAACGTCAAATAACGCCGCCGATGGAATATAATCAGCATAGGGGCGACGCACTGCACCGATTGCCGCGCCCGATGGGCCAGAGCCAGTCCAGACGCCGTCACGCGTACCATAACGCCACGCCTCGATGTCTTTTTGGTTATTGGTGATTTGGGTGCGCAAGTAAGCCATTTGCAGGCCGTTGATGCTGACACCGGCGCTGATACCCAGCACGTCCGCCTTGTCTTTATCCGACAGCCGACCGCCGATGGCATACTGGCGGCCACGCTGCACACGGTGATTTTTCTCAGAACGCAGATATGCACCACCGTTTGATGTGATTTTCACGGTAACGCCCGGCACTCCTTCGCTGTCTTCATACATGACCGCCTCGCCCGTGCCTTGCATCAGGCTGATATAGTCGTCGCCCGCTTTGAAGGAATACAGTTTACTGACCTCCCTTTTCTCGTTCATCTTCACACCGAACGCGGGGTTAATCATGCTTTCCATCTTGCGATACAAGCCATTGTCCAGCAGCCACGCAATGCGCTCAAGACAGCCCACATCATCAGGGATAATGCCGCCATCAGCCAACACGCGCGCTTTATGGGCGGCAAAGATGGCGTTTTCGTCCAGCACATAATCCGACAATTTTAATAATGCGTAGCCGCTGTTTGCGGATGGAATGCCGCTGTTAAATCCGATAGTCATGCTCTTTCTCCTGATAATGGGATGCGATCCAGCGACATCCAGTTGTACATCGGGAATAACTTCCCTTTGTGCATGATTTTTTTGCTGATTTCCGGTGAGGAATCACGCAGGCAAACCAGCGGGTAAATATATTTATTCTGGTGTGGCGTGGTGTTATTGAAGCCCACGAGTAGAAAATCAGACTCAGCCGGCCGCTTGTCACAGGTCAGGCGCAACGTCGTGCCGTCAACAATTTCAACGTTCAAAATCTCAGCCGACTGGTGCTCGAAGGACAAACCGAGGTTTTGCGCATCACCGATAAAGGTGCGGTCAATAACCAATGGCGGATACGGCATGTTGCAACGCGCTTCAATCACGTTATCCGTCACGGTAACTGACTCAATCGTGGTATCTGTCCACGTTCCCTTTTTTTGCGGGTCGTAAAGCTGCCAATAAATGGCCTGCGCCTGATACTCCCCCTGCAATACCTTACCGGCCGCACTCAAATGGCTCATCGTGTCGTCACTGAATAGCCAGTTAAGGGGGTATTTGGGGCCATAGCAGATGGCGTTAGCATGACGGCGAACATACTCGCGCTGGTCAACCGCGCTGACAGAATACGGCTGTACGACCACGCTTTCGCCAGTGGGGTTGCCCTGTTCGTCCACGTGACCGGCCTTCGTATTTATCCGGCTGCCGACCTGCCCGATCACAATCAGAAAGTCATCTTTCTGGCCGGTGATGGCTTTGTAATCCGCCTGCCGTTGTGGGAAATAGGCTTCCTCTTTCGCCAGATAATCGCCGGGATTTGGATTGTCGCCGTTGTCGTTATCCGTCTCGCCGTGCTCAAACCCCAGAAAGTCGAAGGTGTATTTTTTCCCGACCGCATCCGCAATGTGTTTCGCCCGCGCAACCATATCGAGGCCGTTTTGATATGGCACGGTACCGGGGCCGATTTGCTTAAACGAGCGGCCACCGGCGGCAGCCGGAGCATGGAAGAACACCGGCAGCTCAGCCCCCGACGCCACGATACGCTCAAGCAGGGAATACGTGCGCGGCAGGGACTGCCCCTGTCGCCAGTCGGGGTAATTCAAATCATTGGCCGTGTCTGCGTCTTCCTGTGTCACCGGCCGCAATCCACCGCCCTCCGGTCGCCCCTTTGCCAATGCCAGCGCTCGACCACGCCAGCGCGGGTCATAATTCATGATGTTGATTTTCTTGCCGTCCGGACTGTCTTTGGCCCCGGCCAGTGACTGGCCATCCTCACCGCTGCCACGCATAACGCCACCCAGCGGCATTTCACGCAGCGACCTGATGAACATGACCGCATGGCGGGGCACGGCTTCGCCTGCGTACAGGTAGCTAAACAGCACGGCATCCGGGCCGATATTGCTCGCAGACATCACCGGATAGTCATTCCATAACAGCTTTTCGCCAACGTGTAAGGCAAGCTGGCCGCCAGCCGGGCGAATATTGGCGGAAATATAATCCTGCACAGCGGTGTTACCCAGACCGCCCAAAATCAGCCCGGCGTCATGCTCACGAACACCCAACAGGATTTTCGGGTCAGCCTCTTTTGATGCAAGGTAAGCATGCCACCCTTGCACACGCCGGGTGATGCGCGTTGAATGCAGACCGTCTAAACGGTGCTGCAAAATATCGTCCATCCATGCGAGCCGCCACGCGCCATTATTTTCAACGATGGCATAAGCCTCATCCAATCCGGCAGCGGCAAAAAACATTGCGAGGTCGGGGTAACGGTTACTGATATTTTTCGGTGTAATGCCAGCCAGATAATCCTGTACCGCCGCCTGCAACCCGGCCAGCCAAAATCCGGCGTTATTATCAAATGCACCGTAGGTCTCATCCGGGCCATTTTCACCGGTGAACAACATCGAATAATGGTCAGAGTGATAGCGTTTAATCGACTGAATGCGGTTTTCCAGTGAGCTAACGCTGGTCATGGTCGAGGTCAGTTGAGCCAGCATATCGGCAATAAAATTGCCGGACGCCAGATATCGGCCGGTCGGTGTTGCCAGCCCGTCACGGTTTTGATGCTCATCCAACCAACGGTTTTCACTGGTTGAACGGACATTAAAAATTGCGTCAGCCGCCAGCTTACCGCTATCAATATCGCGCTGGGCGTCATCCACAGTTTTGTAAACTCCATCACCCAGGGCGATTATTCCCATCAGCGAATCAAGCAAATTGCGCAGGAATAGCGTGCGGCTCGCCAGTTGCGCGGCCTGAACGTTTACTGCACCACCTTCCCCGCCCTTCACGCGGTCAGTGTCAGCAATCTGATTAACTGCCTCTACCCATTTTGATTGCTCGTTTAAATTACTCATTGTTGGCGTTCCCGGTGTAAGAATAATGACCGCTGTGCTTTATCTTGGCGTCGTAATAAATCGGGGTTTCCGGCGTATAACCGAGCGGGTAAACCGTCAGCACTTCACCGAAATAACTGGCGGCCGCACAATGGATAACCCCGTTGGTGCGGGTGCGAATATCTAGCCCCGCAATGTGTCGGCTCGCTGACTTGGCATCACCGATAAGGCGCTCAAGCTCATTAACGATGTCATCCGTGATGCCTATCTCATTCACATCAACCGACAGTCGAAACGTCCCGGCGGGGTCAGCCACTTCCCACCACTCGGCAATGCTCATGCTGAAACCCATGTTTTCAATCACACGGCGAATTGCGGCAACCGTGCCTTTGCGGCGGTGGATGTAAAACGCGTCGCTGACGGCCTTGCGTTTTTCCGCCTCCGTCCAGTCCTCATCCCAGCGGTCAACGGAAAATGCCCACGCCAGATACGGCAGGAATTTGACCGGGCATCGCATCGGGTTCCACAAGTCGCGCAGCGGCACATGTAAATCCATACCCACCACGCAAGCCTCGGCCGCGCGGCGCTCCAGCGCAGATGACTCCGCCGGTAACACACTATTCATCAGAGCCGCCGATAATGATTTGATAGTCGGTGCAATTGGCCGCCTGCGTCTTGTCCAGCACCACATCAGATTGCGGGGCCGCCAGTTCGACGCGCTGCACGCCGCTCACATGCAACGCGGCATAGATGGCCGAGCGGCGAATGTCACGGCCGAGACGGCGCTGCGCATTGATATAGGCTTTTAGACGCTGTTCAGCGGCGGCCTTAATGGGTTCGACGGCCGGGTCAGGCAAAACAAACAGCGTGGCGTTAATCTGGTAATCAACAATCTTGGCCGATGCCACTGTCACCCGGTCAGCTACCGGGCGCACGCTCTCGTCATTCAGTGCCTTGGCAACCACCGCGAGTAGCTCATCGGGCGCGGTGCCGTCGCCATCGCGCGCCAGCACGCTGACCGATACCTCAGCCGGGGCCGGGCTGAACACCGAGGCGTCGGCGACACGGCCATCGGCGCTCAGGGCGTGAAACTCATACGCCCCCACCGGCCCCGCGACTGACATCCCCTCAAAGGCGGCCGGGATGCGAGGGCGAAAATCCTCGTCTGACTCCATGACGGCCGCAATGGGCGGGATAGCGGTATCATCCGCCGGAGCAATGGTCAGTCGCGGGGTATTGTTGTTCGCCCCGAGTTGGTCGAGGTCAGCGCCGCCCGCATAGGCCACCATGACCGCCTGTGCGGCCTCATTGACACGCTGGCGCAAGATAACCTCACGGTAGGCGTTCTCCTGCAGGAGCTTAACGATAGGCTCAGACTCCAGCGCCAAAGTGCGGGCAATGGCTTCCTGCTGGTCTGCCGGATACAAAGAAATCAGCGTTGCCTTGCGCTCGGCCAGCAGGGTTTCATAGTCCAGCGGCTCAACGACATTCGGCGCGGGTAGCTGGCTTAAATCGATAGTTGCCATGGTGTCAGCTCAGTGGAACGGTTAGCGAAAATGTGCCGCCGGAGGTGTCTTGGCGCACGCCGGTAATATCAACGAACATCTGGCCGTTGAAGGTTTTCTCAAAGGTGATGGACGTCAACCTGACGCGCGGCTCCCATTTGAGGATTGCCATGTAGCAGGCGGCCATCACCTGCCCATTGACCGCCGGGCTTTGCGGCTGGTCAATCAGAGCTGACAGAAGCGAGCCATACTCACGACGCATCACCCGCGAGCCGATTGGTGTGATGAGGATATCGCGCACGCTCTGGTTGATATGCTCACTGTCCGTCAGGCTCTGGCCCGTGTCCCGGCTCATGCCGGTGTAGCGTACTGTCATGAGGGTTTATCCGTATTACCGCCGCCGGTCTCAACGCCGCCGTGGGTGTGGGTATGCACGACAACGCCATTTGACGTAATGCTGCCGCCGCTGTGATTCAGGTCACCGGTCATCTCTCCACCCTCTTTAATTTGAATGGTGCCGGTCACCAACTGGTTACTGCACTCCACGACGGGGGCGTTGAGGTTGATTTTTTTGCTGGCGTTAACGGTCACCGTTGGGGCGGTTACGTTGACAGACGTCGAGGCACTCACATCGGCCGTCACAATGCCGGAAACACTCAGCGCGCCGGTTTGCGGCTCGTACTCAATGACCGCGCCATCGGGAAAGCTGACGTGATAGGCTTCGGCCGACGCCGACGGGGCCGGAAAGTCGTCGGAATAAATACCCGGCAGCACAAAAGCGGTGTCGAGTTCTCCGCCCAATGCCAACAGCAATACCTGTTCGCCAATGGATGGCGCCCACCATGTGCGCGCACCACCGGCGCGGCAGGTCAGCCATTGCAACCAGTCCGACGTATTACCGCCAAGTTGAACGCGACAACGCGCCTGCACGGTGTCAACGTCTACGATGACGCCAATACGGATGAGGTTGCGCACTGCGCGCGCGAGTTCTGAAATCGTTTCGAGTGTGTTCATAGGGAAAGGATGCCGCTGAAGAGATCCAGCGGCAATTGGCGGGCGTAGGATGATCCGTCAGACAACGGCAATCTTATCTTTTTTTTCGGAGTTCTCTAACCTTCGCAAGAAACGTCCCAAGATTCACAGAGGAACCATGCCGCATATCATGTATTTCAGTGTCAGTGAAAGTTACTTTTTCTAATGGATCAATGTAATCATCAGACCACTCAATGAACTTATAGACCACTACCAATGATGATTCACTTAATGGGCGTCTATCCGCGACACCCCATATAAGCATTTTCTCTGGTGATTCAGCATAATAATTTTCGGGAAAGTCTTTAACTATCTCCAAGAACTTCATACGCCAATACTGCCTTTCCTCACGATACATATCCTTGTGTGAAGCCATTATTATTTTGTTAGATAGTTTTTCCGCAGTTTTCAAAAATCTAGCAGCAGTTAGCCAAGTGAGCCTATTGTTAGGTGGTTTAGTCTCACCATCCTTTGGAGACAACGCATCATAAGCCTTTTTTAAATGTTCTTTAGCATCTTTGAAATAGTCTTCAGAGATATGGCGTCTAACATTATAAATTAGCGTTAAGAATGTCACACTAACAGTCAATAGTATGAAAAACTGAGTATAACCCTCATCATCACCAGACATGTAGTGCTTTAAAAAAACAACACCTAACACAACAAATAAAAATATAACAAAATAGAAGATTAGATTTACAAATATAAAGGGCCTGGCAAACTCAATCAAACGAGACTTAAGCTTATCCAAAACCAAAAACCATTTTTCGAAATAAGGCTTCATCACTACTCCTAATAATATCTCGATTTAATATTACTACCAAACTTAGTCAATTATCAAACCGTGCAAGATAACTTCTACAACGATCTGCCGGTCAGCTTCGCTGAAGCCCAATAACGGCCGTGCGTCATATTGCACGTCGCGGCTATGGCGATTCGGCCGGTCACGTAAACCCTCCTGATGCACGCGCGCAATGCGCTGCACGCGGCCCGCAAACTCGACCAGCGCCTCATCAGCCGACCCTTTGGCTTTCATGTAGCGATTGGTGCGCAGCTTGGCGAACATTTCGCGCTTAACCCGCCCTTTTTTACTGCGGATCGGCTGACGCTTGCGGTCTTTGTATGGCGTGCCGTCCGGTGCCTGCTGGCGCTTAATTCGACCCTGTTGACTGGTGCGCAGACGCTTCGCTATCTCGGCGGCCATCTGGCGACGGCGGGAGGCGGACAGTCCCGCAATCAGCGCAGCCAGCTTTTCATCAAAGGGCTTTAACTCATTCATCCCATTCACTCACCAGCTCGCCATTAGCATAAAGATGCGTCGGGCTTTCTACTGGCATCGGCAAAGGGGGTTCCGGCGCATGCGAGACATGCAGCTCCCGCTCAACCTCTTTCACAATGGTGCGCTCGGTCAGTTGCAGGCTGATACTGAGGTCATAACTGTCATCGTTGTTAATATCGGCGATGTAGGTAAAACCCTTTTTCTTGCCCTCGTCCGTGGTCATTATATCGGGCTGATTTTCCCGCAACCATGATCCAATTGGCACCAGCAGTAAATCAATATCATCCGGATAGTCGGTGACTGTCACGTTGAGCGTGTAGCGATTTTCAAAGGACAGGGACGCGGCCAACGTTGCACCGATGACACCGCTATCGATAAAAATACGCAGCATATCCGGATTCGCCTTGAATTTCGGCACCGCGTCATAAAGCGCCTTGCGCAGACTTTTCGGCTTTAACATCGTGTTCCTCCTGACATTTTTTTATGGTTTCAACCTGTAACGCGCAGCTCGCCAGCGCACGCTCAAGATTGAAAATATCCGCGCTTAAATCACCGTTGGTTTTCGGGCTGCTGCCGGGTAGCGGGCAACTGCTGACCTTCGGACAACCAGCGTAAATAATCGTCGGGGGTGGCAAAGTCGGGGCGGGCGTGCAGCCCGATAACGTCATCAGGCAAAGCAGACTGATACCAGCGGCGCAGAGCTTCATTTTCATTGAGCAGCCTCGTAATGGTGTGGTTTCGGCGGTTCGCCAACTGGTCAGCGGCGGTGATACGCTGGCGCAAAATGACCTGTTCGCGCTCATTGCGTCGGGCACTGGCCTGCGCTTCACTCAACTGCAACCGCACCCCGGTAAGGTCATTTTTTTGCATGCTAATGGTCTGATTGGCCGTACTCAGCGAACGAGTCAACCAGAGGTTGTCCCACTTCACCCAGCCAGCCATGGCCAGCGCAAGCGCAAGCAAAGCGGCCAATGTTTTCATTGCGCCCCCGTCATGCATAGCGCCACTTCTCTTCCCCGGCGGTTCTCCAGTCCGGCAGATCTGACGCCGCTCACGAACACCCAGCGGGGAAGCTGATTGCACGCGGACGACCACTGTTTTTTATTGATGAAATGCGCCAACGTCGACGAACAGGCCGCGCCGGTACCGACGTTAAACGCAAAGCTGACCACGGCGTCATAGACCGGTTGCGGCATGGTCACCGGCATGCACTGCGCGAGGCGTTTCTCGACCCGCATGACGTCAGCCACCAGATTGACCGCCGCTTCCCGCTCGGTAATGGGTCGCCCTGGGTTAACTCCGGCCGTGTGACCGATGCCACTTGTCCAGACGCCCGCACTGCACTGATACGGACTCAGGCGGCACCCCTCCAGATTGGCTATCAGCTCAAGGCCCGCCATCGACGTATGCAGCCGGGTAAAGTCCGGCAACAGGGCCGCCAGCGCCAGCACGACGGCGACGCTGCAACATTTAACGATTGATTTCATCGAAAACCTCCCGGGGGATGCCAACATTTTTCAGCAGCAAATAGCTTTTGCGGCGGTAATACCAGTTAGTAAAAAAAGTGCCGACGCCGACCACCGCGCCAACAATCAGCGCGATATCCTGCGCAGAATACTTCCCAGCCCACGCCAGCAGCACCGCAACGGCGTAGGCAATAAACGAGGTAACTTTCTCCATGGTTAATCCCATAGCTGAACGGTTTCGGATGCCGGAGCAGTGTCAATCACTGGCAGCGTGACCACCGTGCCGTGCGGCAAGATGACACCCAGCTCAGCCAACCCCGGATTAGCCAGCAGCACCGCCTCGACCACGCCCTCGGTGCGGCCGTAGACGCGATAACACAGCGCGTCGAGCGTGTCCCCTTGAAGCGCGATGACGTTCATCAGATTTGCCCGACAATGCAGCGCGGCTTGCCCTGCAACCGGGCGATTGACCAGCGCATATCCCGCCAGTGCTCATCAATAGACACCTCGACGCTGTCGGCTTTTTTGTCCCCCTTGGCGCTGGCATCCGCGCCCCGGTAACGTTCGTACAGCGTTGCTGTGGTCATGGCACAGACCGCGCTCAGGTAGTGAAAACACTTCTCGCTTTCGCCGTCGACTTCATCGGCAGGAACGTCGGCCAGCGTCTTGAGCCCGGCCGCGATTTGCTTCTCGCGATAGAGATACAGCTCCGCATTCGCCTCCGCGATACCGCTGCGAATGGCAAAGCGCAAACGCTCAGGCGTGACCGTGTACTCCAGCCGCATCAATTCGCGGATACGCTTCGGGTCAACGTCCGGAAAAAAGAACGTGTTTTTAATCACCGGTTCTGGCGCATCCGGCTGCGGGATAATGGCCGTCGGCTCGTCCTGCGGTTCGACCGGGTTACGCATAATCACTGTCGTCATGACAACCTCAAAATGGGTAGGCGGTGGACGATGGCGTTGATAAGTCTAAAGACACTCGCGGCCATCGTGCCGCCCGGCACGGGGTGCGTTCTGTTAACCGGCGGTTTTTACCGCCTTGCGTGGTCGCCCGCGTTTGGCCGGAGTGGCGACGGCCTTACGCGTGCGCGTGGTTGTTCTTTTGGCGGCGGGCGCAGGCTTCGGCTTGAGGGCGCTCTCGCATTTCTGGATCTCTTTTTTCACCCCGGCATTGCTGTCGAGCTGCATTGCACGGACGAGGTACTCCAGCGCCTGCGCCGGGTCACCGCTGTCGCTCAACATAAGACCGGCCACCTTGTAGAGCTTGGCCTTGACCATGTCAGGCATATCCTCGGCGGCAGTCATCTCAATGGCGACGCGCAGGTCATCGATGTTTGCCGGGCTTCCCGCCTTGCGGCTGCGTTCTGCCGACAGCGCCACCTCTTCAGCAAACAGATACGCGACCGGCCGTTTGTTGTTTGGCACCTTGAGACGGTATTGCAGGGCGTAAGGTGCAATTTCCAGCGCGCCGGGAATGTCATCGGCGTCGAGTTTCCACTGCATGACTGTCATCAGAATGTCATCCTGCGCACCCCGACCTTCGGCTAATACACCCGCCACCCATGGCGCGTATAACGGCAACATGGCGCGCTTGTGGTCGGCCTTTCTCTCGACGGAATGGATAAGTTTCAGCTTGGTGCGGTCTGCGGCCAGCTTAACGAGCATTTGCTCGTAGGCGGTGGCATGGCGCAGCGGGTTATCCACCCGCTGCGCAGCCTCCACGGCCGAGACCCGCATCATGTGACGCTGTGCGGGACTCGTCATGGTTTACTCGCCGCCTTCTGGTTGAGTTTCCGGCGTGGTTTCCGGGGTTGCTGTCGGTTGAGCCGCAGCGCCTTGAACTGCCAGCACGATAGCGTCCGCCAACGCATTGATATCCGCGCCGGATGATTGCTGGATCAAGTTCGATTCCATAGCGGCCGATTTTTCTGCCGGTGCGGGCAGCAGCTCGATGTTTTCAATCAGGCAACCGGCCGCATAGTCTTCGACCACATAGTCAATTTTCATCGACTCGTAGTTCTCGACGCGGTCACGCTTGGCGTTCTCTTCGATGTGACGGCGGTGACTGTCATCCATGATGTAAATCGACAGATTGGCGAGCGTGGTGATAAAGATGGCGTTAGCCGGGAAGAACGGCACGCGCACCGCGGGCAGGTTACCGATGCGCTTTTGACTGACAATCACGTCTGCGGCCAGTGCCTCGGTATTGGGTTGCTCTTGGTTAACCAACGGGAAATATTTGTCGGCCAGCAGTTTACGGCCACAAATCACCACAAGGTCAGGCGACTCCTGATGCCATGGCGCAATCAGGTTGTTGGTTGCGTCCATCACCACCGCATCGAGGTTGGCATAATCGCCGCCCTTGCCAATGCGAATGACCGTCGAAATTACCGCGCCATCTTCGCCGGTGATGTTGCTCATTACGCGGGATGAAGCTTCTTTGCGGTATTTTTCCAGCCAGCCCTCAGCCACATCCTGCAGCATCGGGTTTTTGGCACGGTCAGAGGTTGCCGCGCGGCGGGTGCCGTTGAACCCGGCCATGATGAAATCCAGTGCCTGACGCTTGGCGATGGCGTTGCGGATGCGTAACTGGAAATCCTGATAGCGCGCCCACAAATCAAGCTGGTTATAGCGCAGATGGAAATCAAAGTTCACCTGCTGGCACTCGTATTTATTGGACTCCAGCGAGGTGAAATCAGCGGTTTGACGCTCTTTGCCGCTGTCGGTATCGGTGGTGCTGGCAATCGAACCGTTAACACCCACGCCGACCTTCTCGCCTTTCAGCTCGTCAACCGGGGTCATGTTGATGCGGGTCAGGAACTCGGAGGACTCCTGCACGACGGTCATCAGTGATTGCGTCACTGACGGCTCTACGCTGAATTTTTTGCCGACGTCGGCGACATCTGTGATGCCGTTCAGCTTGGCAACCTGTTGCAGATAGGCGTTAAATTGAAAGCGGGTCTTTGTCTTCATTGCATTATCCTGTTTCGATTAATTCGGGTTACTTCACAGCGGCGCGCAACGCGCCCCGCCCTGGCTGGTATCAGCAGTTGGTCAACAGGCTGTCTTCACCGTTGCCGCCGGTGGCTTTCGGGCGTCGCTGCTGGCTCAGGCTCTCGGTGGTGTCGAGGGTGGTCTGAAGCTCGGAAAGCTGTTCCTGACCGGCCGTTACCTCACCTTTCAGCCCCGCAATTTCCTGCTCAAGCTGCGCAAAGTGTGTTTCGGTACTGTCGCCGTTGGTTTGCACCTGCTCGGCGATAACAGTGACCGCGTCATGCACATCGCTGAATCGCGCGTCATCGCTGACTTGTTTGCGACTGAACATGCCTTTTACACGGTCGGTCAGGTTGGTCAGCAAGCTGTCAGGCAGCTCCTCAAACTCCAGCAGCACCTCAGTCGCCACCGAGAACACATCACCCGGCTCGGATTTTTTACCGGCCAGCGGGTTGGCCTTCGCGCGGGAACAGAATTCGAGGTATTCGGTGCCGAGGCTGGCCGGGTCATCAGTGACCGCCAGACCGACGAGGTAGCATTTGCCGGTGTTGGCAAAGTTCGGGCGGATTTCCATGGAGGTGTAAACTTTCTGGCCTGCTTTCACCATGGCGACCAGTTCGTCCAACGGCGTCATTTTGGCAAACAACGCCAACTTGCCATTGAGAACGGAATCATCATCAATGGTTTCGGCCTTTAGCTCGACCACGTCGCCGAGTCGTTTAAAATCGCCGTTTGGGAGTAATCCTTTAAAGTGCTCCAGATTGATACGGCAGCCATAAACACGCGGGTCAAAACTGTCCGCCATCTGCTGGATATCATTGGCGTCAATCACGCGGCCGTCACAGGTGTCACCCTCGACACCGATGCGGAACCATTTCGAAACTTTCTTTGCCATGTGTCATCGTCCTGAGTAGTTAAGGTCGGGGCTAGTTTCCCGACTGACCACCCTCACGGCCAGCGACTGCCGACGGACTATCCCCCAGACAACAGCACCTTAGCGCGCGGCCGTCGTCGCTTGCGTAGCCTTGCCCTCGTCATCCACATGAGGGCATATCATGCAAATCCAGACCGACACCTCGTTACTCAGCGACCCACGCCGACAGGCTGCGTTGCTGTACTGGCAAGGTTTCTCAGTGAAGCAAATCGCGGAGATGTTGAAGCAGAAAGCGCCCACAGTGCAGAGCTGGAAACAGCGGGAAAAATGGGACGATATCGCACCGATTTCCCGCGTGGAGTCCAGCATCGAGGCGCGAATGGTGCAGCTCGTTCTCAAGACGAAAAAAGAGGGCAGCGACTACAAGGAAATTGACCTGTTAGGCCGCCAGATTGAGCGCCTCGCGCGCGTCAGCCGCTACATGAATTCCGGCAACGAAGCCGACCTCAATCCCAACGTTGCCAACCGCAACAAAGGCGAGCGCAAAAAGCCGACAAAGAACTATTTCAGTGACGAGGCTATTGCGAAACTGGAAGAGATTTTTTATGACGAGTCTTTCGATTATCAGCTCGGCTGGCACAAGGCCGGATTGGCCCACCGCATCCGCGATATTCTGAAATCGCGCCAGATTGGGGCGACCTTCTATTTTTCCCGCGAGTCACTGCTGCACGCGCTTAAAACCGGCCATAACCAGATATTCTTGTCGGCCAGCAAAACGCAGGCGTATGTATTCCGCGAATACATCATTCAGTTTGCCCGGCGGGTTGACGTTGAGCTGACCGGTGACCCGATTGTGCTCGGCAATAACGGGGCGAAATTGATTTTTCTCGGCACCAATTCCAACACCGCACAGAGCCATAACGGCGACCTGTTGGTCGATGAGATTTTTTGGATCCCCAACTTCCAGAAGCTTCGCAAAGTCGCCTCCGGCATGGCTTCGCAAAAGCACCTCCGGTCGACCTACTTTTCCACCCCGTCAACGCTGGGGCATGGCGCTTTTCCGTTCTGGTCTGGCGAGCTGTTTAACAAAGGCCGCAAAAACGCCAGCGAGCACGTCGAGATCGATATCAGCCACAGCGCATTAGCCGCCGGTAAGCTGTGTGACGACGGTCAATGGCGGCAAATCGTTACCATTGAAGACGCCCTGCGTGGCGGCTGTAACCTGTTTGACCTCGACGTGTTGAAACGCGAGAACAGCGCCGAGGATTTCCGCAACCTTTTCATGTGTGAATTTGTCGACGATAGCGCGTCAGTGTTCCCGTTTGAGGAGTTGCAGGGCTGCATGGTCGACAGTCTGGTCGAATGGACGGACGTTAACCCCTACGCTGACCGGCCATTCGGTGACCGCCCGGTCTGGGTCGGCTATGACCCGGCGCACTCCGGCGACAGTGCCGGTTGCGTGGTGCTGGCACCGCCAATGGTGACGGGCGGTAAGTTCCGCATACTGGAGCGCCACCAGTGGAAAGGCATGGACTTTGCCACACAAGCCGAATCCATCCGCAAGCTGACCGGAAAATATAACGTGGAATATATCGGCATCGACGCCACCGGCATCGGGCAAGGCGTTTTCCAGTTGGTGCGCGCCTTCTACCCGGCCGCCCGCGAAATCCGCTACAGCGCCGAGGTGAAAACCGCCATGGTGCTCAAGGCAAAAGACACTATCGGCAGCGGCCGGCTGGAGTACGACACCGCCTATACCGACATCACAAAATCGTTTATGGCTATCCGCAAAACCATGACCGCCAGCGGCCGAGGCATGACCTACGAGGCGAGCCGCAGCGAGGAAGCCAGTCACGCCGACGTCGCATGGGCCACCATGCACGCCCTGCTCAATGAACCCCTGACCGCCGCCAACGGCCAGCCCTCAAAATCTATTCTGGACTTCAACCGATGAGGAAATGCAATCGCAACAAGGCAAAAGAGAATCTGGCCGTCAAAGAACCTGACCAGAAAATGCAGGCGTTTACCTTTGGCGAGCCATCGGCCGTTCTGGATCGCCGCGAGATTCTTGACTACACCGAATGCGTGGGTAACGGCAAATGGATTGAACCGCCAATCAGCTTTTCCGGTCTGGCGAAAAGCCTGCGCGCCGCCGTTCACCACAGCTCGCCGATTTATGTAAAGCGCAATATTTTAGCGAGCACCTATATCACCCACCCCCTGCTTTCACAGCAAGATTTCAGCCGGTTTGTGCTGGATTATTTGGTGTTCGGCAACGCCTTTTTGGAAAAGCGGCAGAGCGTCAGCGGCAAGCTGTTAAAGCTGGAGACCTCTCCGGCCAAATACACCCGGCGCGGGGTTGAACCCGGCGTTTATTGGTTTGTGCAATCGTTCGTGGAGCCGCACCCGTTCGCAGCAAACAGCGTTTTCCACCTGCTGGAGCCGGATATCAACCAAGAGCTGTATGGAATGCCGGAGTACCTGTCGGCACTTAATTCAGCCTGGCTGAATGAGTCCGCCACGCTATTCCGCCGCAAGTATTATCAGAACGGCGCACACGCGGGCTATATCATGTACGTGACGGACGCTGCGCAGAACAATACCGATGTGGAAGCGCTGCGCGATGCGATGAGCGACTCGAAAGGCATGGGGAATTTTAAAAACCTGTTTTTCTACGCGCCGAACGGAAAACCCGACGGCATCAAGATTGTGCCACTCAGCGAGGTGGCGACGAAAGATGATTTCTTTAACATCAAAAAGGTCAGCGCCGCCGACCTGCTTGACGCCCACCGTATCCCCTATCAACTGATGGGCGGTAAGCCGGAGAACGTCGGGTCAACGGGTGATGTAGTGAAGGCTGCAATGGTATTTGTTCGCAACGAGCTGACGCCGCTACAGCAGCGCATCACTGAGGTGAATGACTGGATCGGCGAGGAGGTCATCCGCTTTAAAAAATACACTCTCGACAACGACGACGAATGATAAACCGGCCGCCTGATTGGCGGCCTTTTCACACCCACCCGCAAACGCTCTCAGCCGCCCACCACGGCCCACTCCACCGCACGTACCCGCAAATCAAAACAGAATATCGAAACGCCATCACGACGCGCTGACGCCGTCAATTCTGATAATTAAATACGTGCCTGCGCGCAATGCTATCCCCGCCACGCCTGCCCGCTTCATGGGTCGGTTTTAATGCAGTTGCTTGCTTCACTCGCAGCCTTGCCAGCCACGGTTCAAATCAAAGAATGAAAACCCAATAGAGAAATGCAAAAAAATGCAAATTTATGCATGAACTTTATTACATTTAATGATAAAAAATAGAGCCATCTTTGAGCTTCTTTTTATACCTTAAATGGTTTGTTTGATTTTGTTCAAAAAGGAACTACACAAAATGAGTACTCAGCAAGTTCTTAACACGCCCGTGACAGCATCCGTACCTGCAATTGAGATTGATAACTTATTGAAAGGACTAGAGCAAACTACGGAGTTAGCATATTTTCGTCGTGTAGGTGGCCGACATGGCTTTGATGTGACAACTAGATGGGCAAGTACATTAGAAAACTTAAAAAAAACGCTGAGTGACCCAACAAAACAAAGCACGCCTGCTAATTATTCAAACTTACGCTTAATCACATTGAAAATAATAACGGCAGCCAATCATTATTATTCTATAGACTATATCAAAGGTGGTGATTTAAATCTCATCCCAACGATTACAGGATATAACAACTTCGACCCAACCTTTAAATCCGTATTCCCGACCAAATTAGAGGATGGTAATGGCCTACCACCTATCTCTGGCCACTTCATTACTTCAATTGAAGATATGGGCGATGGGAAAGCCATTATTTATTCTTATGTGATATTAAGAACAATAAATGGACGCAGTAAGCTTCGCAGTAATCAATATCCAGAGCAATACTTCAACACCGTATTTATTCCAAACGATCTAAGCCGAATTGAATATAGAGTTGATAAGTCGCTCGGAAAAAGATCTGCAGATAAAGCAATGGGAGATTTGAGAAAAAAACTCATTGAATTGATGGTTGAGTTAAACATTAATCTTAATCTTGATACTGTTAATTTCTACAATGCAATTTCTAATATTTATAATGATAAAAGTTATGGACGTTTAGTTCAGGTCGATTTTCTTGACCCTAATGGCGATGAAGATGCGGTGCTTCGATGCAGGAATGACCCTAGCTATGATGCTCGTTATCGAGAAGTCGTATCTAAAACACAAAGCGGGTCAACTAACTCATTAAATTTAAAGGTTTCTGGTGTTGCTGTAAGACTCGATAGTAAACTGCATAAAGAAACCGTTTCAAACGAAATTGGTTTCGAACCAAGCAAAATTGATTGGGCTGTTAACAAGTTTTGTGGAGGATTTTACTTCACCCAGACAGCGGATCATCAGGCACATTATGGGGTGATAAATGATATCCTCACTAGAGCGAAATGATAGAATGCGCTCAATGATCATAAAACAAAGAGAGTTAGTAAAAGATCTTTGTGATTCTTCAGTTTTTATTACTGAGGATTCTCAACGATTTTACTATAATCTCCTTGAATATATCGAGAATCACACCTACAGGGATATTTATACAATACCATTGTTGCGCCAAGCAATTAAAACTACAAATAACGATGATTTGTTGAAAGTGGTTCAATTTTTTAGTGGTGGAGGCTCAAAGTTTTTCGATATAAAATATTGCTACGAGCAAGAAGATAGGCAGTATATTGAAATTCCCTCTGAGGAATATAATAATTATATACTAAACAACCAAGAACCGGTTGATATAAATGGTGTGGAGTTAGAAGATTTCAATCCAAAATACCTTTCATTTTATTGCTTGATTAATTTGGATTAAAAATGGAAAAGCAAAACATCATAGCGGAACTACATAAAAGAAATAAATTCGATAGCGAAGATGATTTCATTTCAACATTATATGCTGATATTGCATCAATTATAAAACTTATTGAATCATCAAGTGACAAGTACTATTGCGATGATGAAGATAAATTAAGTCACTCTATCGTCTCCTCTTTAATCCATCTGGGTTACAGAGCATCTGAACAAACTAAAAAAAATGGTAGCGTAGATATTACCGTATACTCAAAAGATGATGCTTACGAATGGATTGCTGAAGCGAAAATAGGTTATGGTAACCAAAAGATATTTGAAGGTTTACTTCAGCTTCTTACTAGGTATATAAAAAGAGACAACCATGCAGGGGTCTTCATATATTATCAAAAAGCCAAATCCACATTTTACTTTAAAGATTGGTTAAAATATTTACATGAAAATAAATGGACAGATTACTGTTCTAAGCAAGGAACCTTAAATAAGGTTTCACCGCTACTGCAACACCTTAATCCCAGCCAATGCCCTACGGTAACTGGTGATTGTTGTTTCGCAGATGTAAATGTAATAAAACCTTCAAGTGACAATCTAAACATTCGATTTTTTTATATCGATGTCCATCATGAACCGTTAGATAAAAGTGGAGTAAACAACCAATCCATAGCTTATGGTCAGGCAAAAAACAAAATTAGGGATCTATATAATATGTGGCAACAAGGAAGTTATGACGAAAGTATGACCAATGAATTATTTGCATCTATAAAAATATTTCATGATGACTGTCTTGATGATGAAAGCGAGAGTGATTCTAAGAATAAAACCTAATTATCAGCAAAGCACCTTAGACATGACCTATTCGTGAGCAGCGCCGAGGAAAAGCACGCTCACGGGAATTTTATCTTTAATGCTATTCGGGTGAATTTATGGTCCAATGAGATTAAGTGGGAATCAATTACTACATTTCGTTTTTCTGCTGTGCTACTGATTGGTTTCCCCGCATTGTTCCCCTTTACATTTTCTACTGAAAATTCGGCCAATCGTCACATGTAAGATATGAAAGCTCTATACCATCTTTAATCACCGTAGCTCCACGTGTCAGTACTTTTAGTTCCCAAGGTTCAGCAATAATTCCCTGGCGCACCAGCTCAAGCCGGATTTGCGGAACCCTAGCTCTTTCTGCCGGAGTCAGCCGCGCCGACGGCGCATCATTTCGAGATTTTTTCCGATTCTGGGCGATTTCTTGGTGATTGTCCTTCGGTGACTGCCCCCTTATCGCGTCTCTAAGCGTCTTGGCGACGTCCGCGTCATTCCAGCTAACATCCCCGCTCTCAATCAAATTCATCACCGCCGTGACATACTCAGGCGTTGCTACCTGCATATCTGGCTCAGGTTCTCGCTGAACCTCCCCACAGTTATTGACAGGACTCCGAGGCGCGCCGGAGGCGCTTTTTAAAGTCAAAGGATTAACGTCAACGTCAACAGCCTTGCGAACAATGCGCCATTCTGTTGACCGGGTTTCATGGATATGACCTGCGCCAAGGTGCGGGGCAAAAATGCCGACAACCTTTTGCACCTCTTCGTCATAAGCGTTCGGCTCATCGGCCACCTTGCGGGCGACGCGAACGGTCTGCGCATCACGCGGGACGTTTGCGCCACCCTGCCCGGCCATGTAGGCGGCAAAGTCTCCAGCATCAGCCGCTGCACGCACTGCCTCGACTCGCTCATCAAAGGAATCGGACAGGCTCACGCCACGAAGGCAAGCGGCCCGACACTCGCGGTAAGCGCCCATGGTGGGTACGCCAATAGGCTGAAATTGCGGGATGCGCCATGTTGACGCCCAAGATGTCACCGCCGCGGCCATATCGCGCAGCGGCTTGCCGGTGTCGTGGTCAATCTGGCCGTCGAGCGCATAACCGTCGATATTTTTGGCGATGTATTTGGCGATATACCCCGCCGCGCCGCCCTTGTTCATGTGCTTGGCTTCAAACCGGTTCTTTGCCGCGCCACGCTCGTCGCCGTCCTCTTTCAAGGCATATCGACGCATGATATCGATGACGTCCTGACGCTGCTTGCGTTGGCAAAAAAGCATCATATGCCAGTGCGGCGTACCGTCATGGTGTGGCTCAACAACGCGCATGCCGTAAACGCTCAACTCGTTGTCTTTAAACGCGGTGCGCATCTTGCTCCAGATGTGCACAAGATAACGCTGGCCGTCTTTCGGTGAAAAAGCCTCTAAATCCCAGTTGTGGTTAAACTGGACTTTTTCAGCCCCTTCTTTGCCAACGACGCGGGTCGGGTGATATTTCGATGGGGTGGTGATAGTGATAAACATGCCGACATGTTTCTCGCTGGCCGCAAATTTCTCTATCCCTGCGATGGTGCTCATTAGCTCCATGCGGCGAATTTCCGGGTTAGAAATGCTCGCCATTACTTTATCAAGCAGGTCAACACGCTCGCCGGTAGCAACGTTCTCCAGCTCGCACCCTTTCAGATAGTCCATATTGGCAAGCCGCCGGGCCTGCACTTCACGGATAGCCTGCTTACTCGCGTAAGGGTGTTTTTTGAGGTTCACTTCACCGGCAGCAATGAGCAACGCCTCACGCCAGCGCGTGCGCTGAGCCTTCAACTGGCGTTCCCACCATTCGGAGTTAACCAGCCGTGACAGGCTAGCAACCGCTGATGTGGCGTCCAGCTTGCCTTTGAGATATTTGCGCCAGTGCATCGGAGTAATGTTAAAAGCTCGCGCCATATGCGCGATACGACCATAGAATTCAGCTTGAACACTGTTGCTGATTAGTTGTGAATTATCCCCGTTATTTTCAGCGATAAACTCCTCGCAATAGCGGTCATAATTTTGCAGCAATTGACCGGCGACGCGGTCAGCAAAACGCCGCAATTCCTTGTCATCCATACCCGGCAGGCGCGCATAGTTGTCCACCTCCGCCATAAAGCACGGCGATGCTTTAAGGTTCATCGCATTTTTATCGTTAACGATTTCAATGCGCGGCCAGATGCGGCGCTCAAACTGGAGTACAAGCCACTTATTGGCGGCGTGCAGTCCCTGCTCTTTCAGCAGATAGGTATGGCGGCCCAGAAAAATAAGGCTGAGGAAATGCGGCAAGGATTGGATATTACGCAAAACAGCTTGCACCTGAGCGTGTTGCTCACGGGTAAGCGGTCTTTCTTTGCCAATGGCAAAACGTGGTTCATTCCATGGGTAAGCGTAACCGGTCATGCTATGGCTAGTTCCAGTTGCGATGGCGCGCAGCCTTTCGATGACCACTCAGCAATTGACGGGGGATATACAGACTCGATAGAACTCTTCAGAATTGCACAGCGGGTTTTCAAAATGACCGCTTTTAGTTCTCTTTCAGAAAGGTTTTTAGAGTAGTCAGCCTCACAGATTGCCCTGGTAAGCTCAGGGTATTTGCTATGAAACTTAGGCACATTACAGGCAAGATTTGTGCTGTCAGCAGTTGCCAGAGGATAATTTCCAAGTACGCGCCCATCCAGCATCCGCAACCCGTGAACACTGGTCTTAAAATTGTGCTTAAGGTAGATAGTCTCGAAGGCATCCTGCATCCTGCGATGCCAGCGTTCGGTTCTGATTGCTGCAAACTCGCCTGAAGATCCAAAACAAACGCGAGGCCACTCACGACATAATTCAACCAGACGATGTAATGATTCATGAAGGTGCCAAACAGGAGCCGCTTTATCTCTAAAACAACGTGGCAATGCCGAAATTAGGATATCGTTATCTTTCTCTCCACCCTCAACTACATCTGGAATAACAAAAAATGCCAGTTTTGGATGGTGATAGTGGGGAATGAGCCATTGATAAAATTGCTGCCAGTCTATGGCGAGGCCGCGTTTCCATGCGGAAAAAGCCCCGTTATCGATAGCCACAGAAAGCGCGAATTTAATCGACGCTGCGAGCTGGTCAGGGCGAGCATATGACACAAACGCCCCAGCACCCGCCACCGCAATTCGATGAACGCCACCCGCGTCACCCCATACTGGAGTCCCGTGGTAATGAACGACTTTCTCCACGACCGGCAGCACTGATTATTTCCCTGCCTGTTTGTTGAAAGCATCAAGACATTGCTTGCCAATAAGTTCAATTTCAGCGGCCAGACCCGCGATACTGGTAACGGTTGAATCACGGACGTAGTGATGCGTCAGCCCGGAAACCAATTGCGAGACTGTCGGGTAATAACCAACAGCGTCGAGCCACACCTCGCCCTTCTTGCTGCCGGTTTTAACCAGTTTTTTCTGGTTTAAAATGAACTGATGGGCGTCGCTGGTGACGACCCAATCCTTGCCGATAGGAATGCGCAGCATGTTTAACCCCTGAAATGCTTGGTTTGTAGTTCGTGGATGGTTTGGCATGACACGCAACGCGTCACACCGGGAAAGGCTGCACGACGCGCGGCCGGGATAGCTTGGTCGCACTCCTCGCAAATTGACGCAGACACCCCGCCTTTAATGCGTGCCGCATTAATTTGCGCAGTGAGCGTCTCCTGCTGGCGCTGTTGCACCAAATCCATTAAATCCGGCATCGTTATAGCTCCGATTCGTTATTCAGTTGATTGAGTGCCTGCTGGCCTAATTCCGCAATGCGGTGCGATTCCTTAATCACTTCGCTAATGCTGGTAATTGTTTTAAGAAAAATGCCCCGTTTTACTGATAAGTTAATAAGGTCAGCAACCAGCTTTAACTCACTTGAGAAAATGGCTCTGGTTGGAAAGTATTTTTCTTTTGTCTCTTTATCCGTTTTCACGTCGGCCAGAATTAAACCGCCTGCTTCCATTTTCATGATTGCGAACACGTTATTTATTTCCACGTAATGACGTTCAGCCATGATTAAAGCCCTGCTTATGCGCGCGGCCTTCATGGTCAAATTTCACCGACTCTTGACGCAGTAGTTCGATAATCTCAACACTAGACAGGTGATTGGCGGCGGCATGTGTTGCGAGGCGGTCAAGTTGAGATGAGAAGCTAACAGCGGCATCAACCTTTGCCTCAGCACGTGCGTTGTTCAACATAAAATTACGTGAGTCCGCATCAGCCTTATTTCTCATTTCTTGGCCCACGGTTTTATACATGTACATAGAGAACTCCAGATAAAAGAATGCCCGACGCAATAAAGCGCCTTTAAAATTAGAGCAGGTTAATTAATGGAAATATGCTTCGGGTTTAACCGAGGTCAATATAGTTGGCGCATGGTCAAATAAATTAAATAGCTCACGCGACGCTCTAAATAAAGCCTCGCGCCATGTGCAAGACTCATCATCAATACGCCAGTAAGGCTGATTGTATTCAGCCTCAGTTAACCCAGCATGCAGAAATAAAGTTCGCCTTTGGCTGATAGTCAGTCGGCCAATAAAACCAGATTTACTAATACCGTGTTTACGATAGGTAGCGAAGGCACTGCGAAGTTCATCAATGGCACAAACAACGCGCTCACGTTCGCAGTCACTCATTTCCTCCAGACGCATAACAGCATGGCGCTGTTTTAAGTCCGCATGAAAACAGACCGTCAGGCGCTCACGCTCCATCATCTGATTGTAAAAATTACAGGTGCTTTTCCAGCGAGGAGCCGCGAGGCGTTCCCCAACCAAAGCACGCAGCCCGGCGGGCTGGTTGCGAACAATACCGGCGGTGATAGCTGTCATTTTGAAAAACCCCGCATTGCTGATTTGATGGAGGAGATCCAACGGCTAACTCGGCGGGTACGAATGACGATACCTTTCCGGCCCTTACCATGGGTGATGGTGATATCAAGCTTGCGCCCGGTCTGGTGGTTCCAGAGCAACGGGACGATTGAGATAGGTTGTTGCATGTTCTTACCCCTGTTTTACTGGAATCAAGACAATGGTTCACCAAGCCCTAGCCACAAAAGCCACCCGTCACGAATTTCTTTCGGGCGACGCTCATAGGCTAATTTCATTCCCGCATTCCATGCTGGAAGGTAAACCCAATGCTCTGCGCGCGCCGTTGGCGTCTCAGGATTACGCATCTCAACCGTTGGCAACTTGCCCTTATCAATCATCCCTTTCACGGCTTCCGGGGTTTTGCCGATGACTTTGGCAAATTCTTGATACGGCAATGCATCAGAAAGCCTTACTACCTGCTTTTCCATCTGGTAACCTCTCCGATTGTAGTAATCAGTTGCTTATAGGGACTTATAGCCACCTATAGAGCTTTCATTACTACCATAAACACCTTGTTACTACGATTTGCAAATAATCACGCAAAGGGAGTCCCATGTCAATAGACATAGCAGAGAAGTTAAAGTTGATTAGAGAGTCAGAAAGACTGAATAGAAAGGAATTCAGTGAGTTAACTGGCGTTCCATACAGTTCACTATCTAGTTATGAAACAAGGTCTAAAGGGATGGGATTAGATGCCGCGATGAAAATTCTAAGTCACCCACGGTTCGAAAAATACACATTGTGGTTTATGAGTGATCGAATATCCCCAGAATCCGGGCAAATAGCACCGGCACTCGCACACTTTGGGCAAGATGCAACAACCTTGCAGCACTCAGACCAAAAGATTGGTTAAGCATTCACCTAAGTTATTTATTTAACACTTTTCGGGTAAGAGCATGCTGTATATCTGAAAGTAAAATCTTCCTTGGAGGGCTTCGCGATGGCGATTAAGAAGCTCGAAGATGGTCGATATGAAGTGGACATTAGGCCGAACGGGCGCAACGGAAAGCGCATCCGTCGGAAATTTGATAGGAAACATGAAGCACAAGCTTTTGAGAAGTACATAACTGTCAGCTATCACGACAAAGAATGGCTCTCAAAGCCTACGGATAAAAGGTCATTATCTGAGCTGGTTAAATTGTGGTGGAATTACCATGGCAAGAACAATGACCACGGGCAGTCCTACCTAAGAAAACTGGAGCGCATTACGCGAATGATGGACAACCCAGCCGCATTTCAGATTGATAAATCTCGCATTACAACTTATCGATCGGCGCGGTTAGCCGAAGGCATTAAAGCATCCAGCATTAACCGCGAAATGACAGCGATAAGCGGGATGTTTACCGACCTTGTCGACTCGGGGCTTTACTGTGGTGAGCATCCAATTCGCGGCAGCGGCAAGCTCAAAGAAGCCAATACGGAAATGACTTATCTTGCCCGTGATGAGATAAGCGCATTGCTACTGGCATTAGATGGCGATAACCGCCGGGTGGCTGTTCTGTGTCTCAGCACTGGCGCACGTTGGGGAGAGGCGATCAAACTCAAAGCTGAGCATGTCATTCATAACCGTGTGACCTTTGTGCAGACGAAAAACGGTAAACGGCGCAGCGTCCCCATTTCTCAGGAAGTCTCTGACGAGATCGTTTCCCAAAAATCTGGGTTATTGTTTCCGCAAGCCTCTTACAGCAATTTCAGAGAGATTCTTAAGGCGACCAAACCCAACCTACCTCACGGGCAAGCATCCCATTCGTTACGCCATACATTCGCAACTCATTTCATGATGAACGGGGGCAATATCATCACGCTCCAGCGAATACTTGGCCATGCGCGGATTGAGCAGACAATGAACTACGCTCACTTTGCACCTGATTTTCTTCAGGATGCAATTTCCTATAATCCGCTGGGAGGGAAAATCTATGTTTAG